GCCTCTAATATTGGTGTTCAACCCATTGCTGCTTTTGAATCCGGCTCTACTTTTACTCCATTCAATGAATTAACTAAAGATATTGTATATGGTTGGATTACTTCATCTATGGGTTCTGAAAGTATAGATAGAATGTATGCTGGATTAGCGGCACGTATTGAAAATCAAATTAACCCGCCTGTATTAGTACAACAAGCTCCTTGGTTAAACCCACCAACTACAACTAGCACAACTACAACTACCACTACAATTGAATAATTATGTATAAAGTATTAATGCAATTTATCCCAGGACTAGATCAAATATGGGTATCAAGATTAACACCAGAAGATCCAGAGTATATATATGATGTTGAACAAGAAGCTATAGATAAAGCGAGTGAATTACAAGACGCAGACCCCACTGGAAGAAAGTATAAAGTAGAAACAAATTTTGTTGATTAGTATAAAAAAACTAAAGTTTTTCATATTTATTGCATATTTATAAACAAACATTTATGACAATATTTATTTTAGCTTTTTTCGTTTGCGCACTCATCACTACTATTATTATAGTAAAAAGTAAAACTACTCCAGTTATTAAAAATGAATTAGAGACTCCTAGCCCAATAGACGCTAGTTGGACAGAAGAATCTATTCCAGAAGTATTTGAAGATGCTCCAATAGTGTTAGAATCACTTCCAGAAGCTCCTGTAGAAGACAAAGTTGAGGAAGTTATTGAAGCTATCCCAACAAAAAAACAAATAACAAAAGGTAAAAGTAAATCACAAAATAAACAAGTTTTAAAATAAAAAACAAACATTTATGGAATCAAAATTAACAGACAGCGAATTCGCTAAGTTGCAAGAATTAAAGAAATCAAATTCAGACATTATACTAACTCTAGGAGAGTTGAATTTTCAAAAAACAATTCTAGAGTTTCAAATAGAAGACCAATCTGAAAAGATCAAAAATCTAAAAAAAGAGGAATCAATCTTATTTGAACAATTAAGACAAAGTTATGGAAATGTTGTTGTAAACATTGAGACTGGCGAGTTGTCACCTCAAAATTTATGATGAAGTTACGATATTTATAAGTAGTAAAAACGTAAACTAAATGCCAGAAACAATAATTTCCCCAGGTGTATTCTTACAAGAGAATGACTTATCGCAAATAACTCAAGGACCTATAGAAGTAGGTGCCGTTTTAATTGGACCATGTGTATTAGGTCCTGTTGGAATTCCTACATTAGTAACATCATACACAGACTTTAGGTCTATTTTTGGTGCTACATTTCTTTCTGGAGGACTTTCTTATGAGTACCTAACTAGCTTAGCAGCATTAAATTACTTTGAACAAGGTGGACAATCTCTTTTAATAACAAGAGTAGCTTCTGGATCTTACACTGCCGCATCGGCTTCTATAGATTCTAATGTTGGAGTAACTAAAGCATCTGCTTCTTTTAGCTTAACTCCATTTGTAGCAACAGCTTCAAATGTAATAATTAATGGAATTAATGTGTATCTTTCTGGATCATCTACACAAGACGTATATAATTCAGTAACTTCTTCTATTTTATCTAACGTATTTATAAATAGTTCAGCTTCATTTGCTACTCCAAATATTGTATTAACTGCAAAAGATGCTGGCGGATTTGGAAACAATTACTATGTTATTTCTGGGTCAACTACTATAAAATACTCTGGAGGATTTAGCTCTGCATCTTTTAGTTTAGCAACATTAGGAGTAGGAACTATAATGAATAATGCTGGTAGTTCATCTGCTCTTGGAGCTTTAGCTACAGGATCTGTAAATAATGTTAGATATGAAATAACCGCAGCTAATTCTAGCTCTGGAGTATTTAGTCTTAACATTAGAAGAGGTGATGATTATGATAACTCTAAAACAATTCTAGAATCTTGGAATAACCTATCTCTTGATCCTAATCAAAATAACTTTATCTCTTATGTAATAGGAGATCAATATCAAGTTGTTTCTACAGATGAATATGGCATGCCTTATTTAGCAACTAGTGGATCTTACATGAATAAAAGCAGATATGTAAGAGTAGCATCTGTATCTAGTTATACTCCTGGATATTTTAATACCCAAGGACAAATATCTAATCAAGCTTTTACAGCGTCTTTACCTAGAGTTGGAACAGGAGCAAACGCTGGAGCATTTGGTGGCGCACTTGGAGCATTATTTGGAGCAAGCGGATCAGCATTAAACATGTTTGAAGCTATTCCATCAGTGCCTTCAATAGCAGCATCTACTAATACTCAAGGATTAATTGCAACAGATTATAATAACGCAATCAGTATTCTTTCTAATAAAGACGCGTACAAATTTAATATTATCTACGCTCCTGGATTAACTAATCAAAATGCTGCTCAACAAGTATCAAACATTCTTTCTCTTGCCTCAAACAGAGGAGACTGTATCGCAGTAGTTGACATGGTAGGATATGGTAGCTTAGTATCTACTGTAATATCTCAAGCAAGTCAATACGATAACTCTTACGCAGCAACATATTGGCCTTGGATTCAAATAAGAAGTGGTGAAACTGGAAGAATGAATTTTGTTCCTGCGTCTACTCTTATCCCAGCCGTATATGAATATAATGATAAAGTCTCTGCAGAGTGGTTTGCTCCAGCTGGTTTAAACAGAGGCGGAATCACAGTAGCAATTCAACCAGAGAGAAGACTTGGACAACCTGATAGAGATATTCTTTACCAAGGAAAAGTTAACCCAATTGCAACATTTGGTGGAGTTGGAACAGTGATATATGGTCAAAAGACTTTGCAAGCTAAATCGTCTGCTCTTGATAGAGTAAATGTTAGAAGATTGCTAATATCACTTAAAGACTACATTGGTAAAATTGGCGAAACAATTATATTTGAGCCAAACACTCAAGTAACAAGAAATAAGTTTCTTAACCAGGTTAATCCTTACTTAGAATACGTTCAACAAAGACAAGGTATCTATTCTTTCCAAGTTGTAATGGATGAATCAAATAATACACAATCATCAATAGATAGAAATCAATTAGTAGGAAGTGTATATATTCAACCAACAAGAACTGCTGAATTTATTACGCTTGAATTTAACATTCTTCCAACTGGCGCAACATTTTCTTAATAAGAATAAAAACCGAGAATGAATAACAATACAAGATTAAGAGTAAGAGTTCCAAAAGCTCTTTACGAATCAATACAAGCTCAGCTTGCAAAAAAACAACTAAGAGAAGAAAAGACACCTCCTGCACAAGCAGGAGATGACTCGTCTGCAATAGATGATAAGTTTATGAAAACTTTATCACCAGCAATAAAACTAGCTAATAGCAAGATAACCAGTCAAAAAGATTTTGCTGACTTTGTTTTAAAATTTGCTAAAGAGGTTTTATCTAATGAACAATTTGCTGGAACAACAGGAGAAAATTCTAATTATAAGAACGCAATAAAATATCTTAGCTCAGTAGCAGGAAAAATGCAATCTTCTGAAACTCCTAAAGCGCAATAAAAAATAAGTTTTTGGATATTTATAAAAGAATAAATAATAAATAAAATGCCAGTATTAGATCCAACAGAAATAATGTTTACCTCGTTTGAACCAACGGTATCAAACAGGTTCGTTATGTATATAGATGGTATTCCTTCATATATGATTAAAAAAGCTGATGCTCCTGGTATTAGTTTTACAGATGTAAAAATTGAACACATCAACCTATATCGTAAGTTAAAAGGAAAAGCGGAGTGGAGAGACATGACTCTTTCTCTTTATAACCCTATCTCTCCTTCAGGCCAACAAGCTATTATGGAGTGGGTACGTCTACATCATGAATCAGTTACTGGACGTGATGGTTATTCTGACTTTTATAAGAAAGATCTTAACTTAACTATTCTTGGACCAGTTGGAGACATTGTTTCAGAGTGGATTATTAAAGGAGCTTATATTAAAGACACAAACTTTGGAGCTTATGATTGGTCAAGCGGAGATCCTACAGAATTAAGCATGACAATAGCGATGGATTATTGCGTACTAAATTTTTAGTTTTCAATTACTAATCTAGAAAAATATAATAAAGAAAGCCTCCCTTGTGGAGGTTTTTTTATGTGAAAAATTTAATATTAGTATATTTATATATAAAAATAATAATTTATGTCAGAGCAAAAGTTTACAGCGCCAGTAGAAATCATTGATTTGCCTAGTCAAGGAAAGTTATATCCTAAAGAGAATCCTCTTAGCACAGGAACCCTAGAGATGAAATATATGACAGCCAGAGAAGAGGATATATTAACTAATATTAACCTTCTTAGACAGGGTCTAGCAATAGAGAAAATGCTTAGATCACTAATTAAATCAGATGTTAACTATGATGATTTGCTTTTAGGAGATCGTAATGGATTGCTTATTGCGTCAAGAATCTTAGCGTACGGAAAAGACTACTCATTTAGTTATAAGAACCCAAATACTAATGAAGAAGAGACAGTTACAATAGATCTTCAGGATTTAAAATTTAAAGAGGTAGATTTTTCTAAGTTTAATGGAGTTAATGAATTCTCATTTGTACTTCCATACTCAAAAGTAGAGGTAACATATAAGCTACTCACTGTTGCTGATGATAAAAAGATTGACGAAGAGATTAAAGGGATTAAAAAGACACTTGGAATTGAGGCTGGTCAGCTTTCAACAAAGCTTAAGTTTATGTTAACTTCAATTGCTGGAGATAAGAGCACAAAAACTATTAGAGAATTTGTTGATAACGGTCATCTCTTAACTAGAGATTCACTTGCATTAAGACAAGAGATTGCTAAGATTAATCCAGATATAGACACAGTTATTCATTTTACCTTAAAAGATGGTACAGACGTAGTGACTGAGTTGCCTATGGGAGCAGAGTTCTTTTTTCCCGGGTCCGGCATATAGAGCTATATTCATGACTGAAATCTTCGAGTTAACATATCACGGAGGTGGAGGTTTTTCATGGTCGGAAGTGTGGAACATGCCGGTTTCACATAGAAGATTCAATTTAATGAAAATAAATGAATACCTAAAGAAAGTAGAAGAAGCGAAAAATCAAGACGCTCAAATTGTTACTGAGAACACTAACATGAAAAAGTTTAAAATTCCTGATCATGTTAAGATGCCATCTGAAGAAGCTTCCTATGTTTCAACGGTGAAGCAAAAAAAGTAGCTATGTTATATATTTATTCAATATAATACAATAGCATGGCAGATACCCAAAACACTTCTAGTACAGATCAAAGGAGTCCTCCCCAAACAAAGGATCTTTTGGAGATGATTGCCGCGTTTAAAGAAAAGGTTAAGCTTGAAGGTGATTATAGAGATATATTAAAAGAGACTATTAAAGAGTCTCAAAAAGCCATTAAAGATCAGCTTAAGTCTGCAGCAAAAATTCAAGAAATTGGTAGATCTACCATTAATATAAAAGATGTACAAAAACAAATCTATGACACTAGTATAAAAATATTTGGAACTAGCGTAAAAATAAATGATTTAGCAGACGCATTAGGTGGAAAAGAAAGCACTAAAGTTGCAGATGCACTTAAATATAACAAGTTAATATCTCAAAGACAATCTATTGAGGATAAATTAATTGAGTCTGCAGTTGAGCAAGCTACTTTAATATCAAAAGCTACAGATGAACAAAGAATATCAATTCAAGAACAACGTAAAGCTGACAGCGCGTTTAAAGAGGCGCAAGACGACTTTAAGCAGGCTCAAAAAGATGAAATAAAGTTAAAAATTTTATCAGCTAATTTTGATAAAATGGTACTTGACTCTTCTAAAGATTTGAATGAATTATCTGAGAGTTTAATTAACTTATCTGAAGAACAAAAAAAAGAGACTGAAAAAATAATTGCAGCAAAACAAGTTCAATATCAAGAAGAGGAAAAAGAGGCTAAAAGAATTATTACAGCTAAAGCGAATGAAATACAATTAGCTAAGGATATACTAGAAATAACCACAAATAGTCTTGCTGCGGCAAATACAAAATTAAACACTGCTTATGAAAGCTATAGCGTTAATAAAAATCTATTAACAACTAATCAAGAGTTGTTAACCACTAGTGAACAAGAGCTAGAATTATTAGGACAAACACTAACTGCTGAACAAGCTGCGTACGCTCAAGCGGTAAAAACTGCTGAATTACAAGGTGTTACTATAGAAAACCAGAAAAAGCAAGAAAAATTTGAAAAAGAAAAATCAAAACAAATAGGAATATCTGGAGGTCTTGCTAAACTATTTGCTGATAAGTTAGGAATTGGTGAAAAAGTTTACGAAGCAATGACAGAAGAAGCACATAAACTTCTAGAAGAGCAAAAAAAACTAGGAGTAGTAGATCCTAAAGCTGGAGGATTTAATAGCAAAATGAAAGTTATTAAGGCTGGAGGAGCAGAAATGGTTAAACAGCTAAGAGCTAATTTCAGTGATCCAGTATTTAAAGCTGGATTAATACTTGGAGCATTTGCGTTAGTAGGAAAAGGAATATCTAATGTAGCTAAAGGCGCAACAAAAGCGGCTCAAACTGCTGGATCTGCAATGAGTACGTTAACTGGAACTGGTGGTCCAATTGCTGGATTAGCTTCAGGTATTACAGGAATAATCTCAAGCATACCACTTATAGGTGGATTACTTGCTAGTGTAATAGATACTTTTGCAAATCTTTTAGATTTTGCTGTAGGAGCAACTTCTAAGATACAAGAAATGGGCAGAGAGATTGGACTATCAAAAGTCCAAGCAATGGCGCTAAATAACCAATTTAGTACTTTTGCAACCTCAACAGGTAAAGCTTACATAAACTCTGAAAAACTATTTAAAACCCAAATAGAATTAACTAAACAATTAGGTGTAAATAATCAAATATCTAAAGATAATCTAGTTACGTACTTTGAATTAAACAAGTTTTTAGGAGTAGATGCTCAAACGTCTGCTGATATTGAAAAAACTAGCCGCATGACTGGAAGATCTGCAAAAGACATCGCAGTCTCTATTCTTGGTCAGGTTAAGGGGTTACAAAAAGCCACAGGAATATCTTTAAACTTTCAACAAGTCCTAAAAGAGGCATCAAGTCTTAGTGGTTATTTAGGATTACAGTTTGCAAAATATCCAGAAAAATTAACTAAGTCATTACTAACAACTAAAGCGCTAGGTTTAGAGTTAAAGACTCTAGATGGTATGGCTGATAGTTTTTTAGATTTCGAAACCTCTATTGGAAAAGAATTTGAAGCACAACTCTTAACAGGAAAAGAGGTTAATTTATCAAAAGCAAGAGAATTATTTTTAAATAATGATTTAGCTGGGGCAGCTGGAGAAATTTCAAGACAAGTTGGTACTTCTGCATCTTTTATGAAGGAGAATAGAATAGCTGCTGAAGCTTGGGCAGCAACATTTGGAATGAGTAGAGATCAAATGGCAGACTTTTTAAAACAGCAAGAGATAAATGCTAAGTTTGGTGCCACTAGTACGCAAGATTTGCAAAAGAAAGTAGCATTAATGCGTAGTCAAGGTAGAGAACAGGAGGCTATTAATAAATTAGGAAGCGAAGAAGCGTTTAATAAACTTGTAACAGCGTCAGCTACAGAAGATCTATCTGGTTTTATAGATAAAATTAAACAATCTTTTGCAGATTTAGTAGCAAATACAAATCTAGCAGATCTTGTTCAAAATGCGATTAAATTTCTTTCTAGTCCTGATAATATTATCAAAATAGTGACAAAAATAAAAGATGTTTTTGGAACTATTGTTAGCGTAATGGGAAGTTTGATTGGTGGATTAATGCGATTTGTTAATGTGTTCTCTAGATTCACTGGATTTAAGATTAGTGAATCAATGATTAACATGACAGAAGGAGCAGGAGCTCAAATAAAAGCGCTTGATGTAGGTAATTTAGTTGGATATAAAAAGAAAGAAGGCGCTGAATCAGCTCAAGCAAATGAAGCTTCTAAAGCTGAAAAACGTGTAGCTGTAACAAAACCAGAAAAAATACAACAAGCTCAAGCAGATAAACGAGTACAACAAATGTACGACCAAAATCAATATCAAAGAATTAATGATATTCAGCAACAACCTTCGTCCACTAAAACTTCTCAAGTAGATCAATATAACACTCAACAGTTGTCAATATCAGATACTAAATCTAAATCACAAACAAATCAGTATAATTATAAAGAAGATTTTAAATTGCTTAATGAAAATATAACTAAAATGGCTCCTAAACCTGCAAATATACTTATTCAAAATAATGCAACAGGGCCTACAGCACCACAAATCGCAACTACAATAGATATGTTTGGTGGATATGAATCTAGCAGATTTTTTCCGCAAACAAAATAAAAACATAATCTTAAATAAATGCCACCGTATAACCCAAATTTAAAAGTAAATAGTTCATTAAAGACATCAAATCTTGTAACTTTAAGAACAGATTTGAAGTCTTTGAGATATGGTTCAGACAGACCTGGAGGTGGATCATCAGCTCAACCTTACATACAAACTAGAATACCTCCAAATAATCTAATAGTACTAAATCCAGATACTTTTGGCGGAGCAGGAAATACAAATCCTATATTTAAAATAGGTTCAAATGGAGGATTAGATTTTCCTATAAGAGGTGGTACTATTGAGGTTAATTTAGGTTCACAAACATTTACGCTATCAAGTAGAATAGATAAAGAGAGAGTAAACAAGTTTTTTCAAGACTCACCAAGAGGATCTGCATTTTTAAGAAAACAAATTGAATTGCAGTTATCAAATCCAATAACACAAACTGGAAATGGATTTTTTAGATTAGGTGAAGAGTATAAAGACTTAGGTGTAAGAGGATTATTATCAAATATAAGAATATATAATAATGGTAAAAATACGCTAACCTCTGTTGGATTGTCTGGAACAGGGCTTAGAGCTACTAGACATGGATTAATTCCTTTAGATTTTGGGGCTAAGTATTACATTGACGTAGTTGGTGGAGAATCTAGATTATATGGAAGAGAGGTTATGAACACTAATAGATTATTGATTTTGAATAATCTAAAAATGAGTTCTGGCGCAACATTCAATAATCCTATATCAAATATAAATCAAGTTAATAGACTAGGAATCTCTTTAAATAAAAATTTACTATTTGATTACCTAACTGGGCCAGGATCAGTTTATGGAGTAGGAAAAACAACCATAAAAAGATCTAAAGATAGTGATACTAGAGGTGCAGCCACAAAGTATACAAGCATGGCTGGAATGACTTATGATAATATTATAAGTCAAAATTTAAATAATACTACTGATGGAATTAGAACTACCGCAATTCAAGATAGTTATGTGTCTCAATCAATTGCTAAAACTAGAGAACAAACATATTCATATAATGTAGGATCTAGAAATAAATCTGATAAGATTAATTTATCTAGAATAATTAATACACAAGATGATCCTTGGTCTACTAAAACTCTTAAAGCCGACAAAGACTTGGTTAAGTTTGGGTTTGAGTGTATAGATAATGATAATCCTATGTCTTCGACATTTTTGCAGTTTAGAGCATATCTTGATGGAGGAATAAGTGATTCAAATCAAGGCGAATGGAATTCATTCAGATATATAGGTAGAGGAGAAGAATTTTTCACTTACCAAGGATTCACTAGAACAATTACGTTTGCTTTTAAAATAGCAGCTCAATCGTCTGATGAATTGCTACCTATGTATAATAAAATAAACTATTTAGTGAGTCAAGTATATCCAGATTATTCTCCAAAAACTAATATAATGAGAGCTCCACTAGTAAGAGTTACTATTGGAGACTATTTATATAGAGTACCTGGAATATTACAAAATGTAAATTTACAATTAGATCAGGCAACATCTTGGGAAATAAGACAAACAGATGAACAAGGAAATTTACTAGGAGAATTACCTCAACAACTGTCTGTTAATATTACATTTAAACCAATTATGGATGAATTACCTAGAAAATCTCCATCAATATATTCTAGTAATTTAATTGCAAATAAAAAAAATGCAGAATTAAACCAAGAGTATATTACTAATGATAAATTAAGTACTGATATAGATTCAATAAGATCTACTCTTAAAACTCCTGCTTGGAAAAACCCTATTTCTAAAAATAAAAACAACGTAAATTTCATAGGCCCAGAAGAATAAAAAATAAAAAATGCCATATAGATACCAAAACATATCAGCAACTAAAAATGATGACGGAGTAGAGTATATAGAAAACAATATTTATCCTAGTATTCCTATTATACAAGGAGATAGCTACGTTATTACAACTATGGAAGATAGACTTGATATAATGGCAAATAGTTTTTATGGAGACTCTTCTTATTGGTGGGTAATAGCGTCTGCTAACTCTCTTCCTGGAGACTCACTATATCCTCCATTAGGAATGCAGTTAAGAATACCAGTAGACTTACAAGCTGCTGAGAATGAGTATAAACAAATAAACGCAATTAGATAGTTATGGCAAATGAAGATAATAGAATATCAAACTTAATTGGATTACCTATTCCAGATTGGGCTCTTATTCAACTTAACAATAGATCAAAAAAGAATTCATTAGACACTAGAAGTAATGGATTAGATAATTCAAACCTAGTCTATTTAGCAAATAAAACTGGGTGGATAAGATTAGTTTCTTCTGTAGATGTTAAAAGCCCAGAAGTACTTAGATTTCTTGATACAAATTATGGAATTAAAGTTGGAGATGGGCCAGATTTAGCTAAAAACTTTGTGTTATCTGGCGGAACATTAGCATACAACAAAGTAGGTAATAATTTTTCACTAAGATCTGGATTAGATTCGTATAGCGTTTTAGGAAATAAAGAAATTTCCGCGTACGGATTTAGACCAATGCCAGGCATTACTGGAGTTTCTATTAAAACATTGGGTAAATTAGGATCTTTTAGACAAGCTGAGGTAAAATTTAAAGCTCTAGATAAATACCAACTAGATATAATTGACATGCTATATCTTAGATTAGGGTATACAATGTTTCTTGAATGGGGACAAACTTTTTATTATCAGGATGGTAATGATACATTACAAAAATCTGAAGATAATTTTATTGACGCATTTAAAGAAGATTTAACTAAAGACGGATTAAGAAGAGAAATTGCTAATAATATAAGAAAAACTGAGGGAAATTATGACGCTATGCTTGGCATGGTAACTAATTTTAATTTCACTATGACTCAAGATGGTGGATATGATTGCTCTATTACTTTAACTAGTATTGGAATACTTGGAGATTCAACTAGAATAAACGTATACGCTAATTTGAATGCCAAACTAGAGAAAGAAATAAAAAACTTAGTTAGCATTATTACTCAATTGTGGAAAGCACAAAAACAAAAAGAGTACGATGATCAACAAAGACAATTACAAGCATCTCAACAAGCCGTTCCTACTAATAAAGAATTAGAAGCTTATCCTCCGTGTGTTAGAAATAGAGGAACCATGGCAAGTCCAGACGTAAAAAATGTAAAAAATACTTTTCCTGAAACAAGAGCATTAAGTATCACTATTAATGGCACAAACTATTTTTTTTATCCATCAAAAAAATACCAAACAACTGGTTTTGGTGCTACAGGAGTGTATGATTGCAATAAAGATGAAATATTACTTGATGGAGTAAATGAAAATTTTTATAAAAAAACTTATAAACAAATAATAGACGCAAATAAAGCTTCTATAGGGTACCTATATGCTCCATACTCAACAAGTTCTCCTCTTAGTGTATTAGAAAATGGAATAAATCTTGATAGATTAAGAGGTAGTGAGGATTTAAGTAAACCTTATGGATACGAAATATTTGTTTCAAGCACAGAATACTTAGCTTTTAATAAGTTTAAGGCGGTAGTTCCAAAGATGGATCTCACAGACAGCATAAATGATATTAATGTACAAGCAAAACTAGCTTTTCCAAGTTTTGTTATAGCTGAAAATATTTCAACTACGCAGCTTACTTCTCCTACTGAGGCACAAATTCAACAAAAAAAATTAGTTGATTTATTAACTATATCTAGAGATTTAAGTGGTAGGTACGGAAAAAATCAACCGCAATTTAATGGAAATACTATATATACAAACGAATTTATACGCGAAGGAAATAATCAGTTTGATGGGAATTCAATCAAAAAAAATAAAATCTATTTTCAGTCTTATGTCCAATACTCAAATGAAGTGGGAAATAGTGAATTACAGGAGTATTTTGTTTTGTTTTCTTATTCAAATTTAGCGTCTTCTGATAATTTGACAATATCAACTTCACCAAAAGAAATAAAATTAGGATCAGACCAAGATAAAATACATCAAAAAATATTAGAAACTTTAAATAATAGCGAACAACTTTGGCAGGTAATAAGAATGTCAAGAGTAAATCTCTCAGATCCATTTATAGATAAAAACAAGCGTGTTCCAAAACTATTAATAACTTTAGAAACAACTATTTCTATAGAATTATCTACTAGTAAAGAAATAGAAGATAAAATAGATCCAACAAACACGACTCGCACAAAGTTTAAAAGAACTATAACTGAAAACAAAACATTTAGCTTAGATTTACGTATAGATACTACTGACGTAGGTATAATAAGCGCATTAGATATAAAAACAGATTTAGGATTTACTATTACAGATTCGCAAATACTTTCTAATTTACAAAACGCGCAAGCCGCCGCAGCCGCAATACAGCCAGCTTTTGCTCCTCCGTCTTTTAATCTTGACGCTATACAACAAGATAATTCTTTAAAGTATAGATCAGC